TGTGATGTATTTTTAAGTTTGGCAATGAATGCTGACGAGCATATGGTTTGTATGACTCCATCTGGGATCCTGATTGTATCTGAACCCCATTTCATAAAATATTTACTATCAAATATTACCGCCATATGTACCGTCTCTTCGGAATCAGATTGTGTTAATCCTCTTCCTGAACAAACTGGACAAATTTGGCCATCTCCAAACGGAACACTTCCTGACATCTTAAACTTATTTGCTGACCTCTTGGAGATAGGGTCAAAGATGCAATTAGAACACAGGGTTTGACTTGTGCCAGAGTATTTTAACTTACATGGTATGCTGAGAGCACCCTCTTTTAAAATGGAATCTATAGCATCATTATATAGTGCTTTGAGTTCGGATGTAATAAGATCTGCCATATATAATCCTTATTAAATGAATATACTATGATACACCGATATATAACCCATTGGTCTGTTTATCATATCTTTTGAAGTAGTTGTCATATTGCTTCATATATGTCCAATTGATAACTATAGATTCGTCATCATTAATAACAGGATATAAGTAACCAAAAATAAAAGCTTTTTTAGATTTAGTATAACAATAATTATTGTAACATTTATATAAACTAAATGTTGACTGAGTTAATTTATTATAGATAGTAATATATGGCTTTTGTTGAATATGTCCTATCTGTAGATTTTCATTAGAAACTATCTGTCCAAATATTCTTTCTAGTGAATGACAATAAGTGGCATTGTATGAATCAGAAACTTTTCCAGTCTCTAATAATGGGTATATAGCATCTATAAAATTTTTCGTAAAATACTTTTTAAATAATTCAGTTCTAGACATAAACATACTACCAGCCATAAAACGTTTTTTGGTGGTAGATATATTTAGTAATTTTGCCAATATATCAATATATAATTTATTTTTACCAATATTTGTCATTATGAGAGTAGGATCTGTAATAGCTCCAATATTCTTATTGTTATGTAATAAAGATGTATTTTTTTCTAGTATCTCTTTAGAACCTATTAAACTATTAAATAGTATATATTTCCAGTCAAATTTAGCTATTATAGATTTTTTGCTATGAATTTTTATAAAATACGGATATTTATCTTCGTCCAAATCCTGTATTTGAAGAAGGAATGGTCCTATGTCTCCTCCTCTATTTTCTACATAACGTATATTAATAATATTTAATTGCTTTAAATCATTAATTATTTTTGAATTATCATTATCTGAGCATAATGCTATATCAATATGAATATCATCTTTTATAGATAACAATAGGGGAAATATATCTTCCCATATGTCTGTATAAAAAATATAGATTAATACTGCGACCATTATTCCTGTTTTATTGCTTGTGCTACTTGTTGTTGTTGCACTAAAGAGATGTCCTTGGTTTTATAAGATGATGTTAGATTTTCTATCGGTCTAGAGATAATAGTAACTGTTTTGTTAACCGTGTCTGTACTTGCAGCATAATTACTGTAGTATATTTCTGTTTTTAAATTAAAAAATTCTAGATTAATATTACTGATTTTTGTCATTTGATTATACTGAAGGGCTTGGCGTTGGAGTTGGTGTAGGTGTTGCACAAGGGTTGTCTGGACACCCTATTATATATGTCCATGAAGTTCCTTCATCTAGACCTATAACAGTTACAGTAATACTATTAACACCTGAAGGTTTACAGAAGGTTAAGGTTCCACTACCCGAAACAGAACCAGTGTCGATGAATGTTTGTCCTCCTCCTTCAACCTGTACACTAAATGAATCAGGTATGGTATATGCATCGTATGAAAATACTACTTGTCCTTGATTAGATGGCATATAATAATGATTTATAGTAGTTCCATAGCCTCCACTTGTGGCCTGTGTTCCACAAGATAATGGGGTGGATGTTGATGGAGTAACTGTTGGAGTTGCCGAAGCTGTTAATGTAGGAGTATTAGGTGGTGTAGCGCTCGGTGTTGGTGTTGGTGTTCTGGTTGGGGTTAATGTTGGAGTATTCGTTGGTGTTGGTGTTGGTGCAACGTCCGTCATTGTTAGTATAAGATTCCAAGATTCTAAATATCCACTTACTGGAACATCATCGTCTAGTATAATTAATGACCAGTTTCCTACGGGAATAGTTCCAATAAGTCCTTGAAGTGACGATTCTAAAGTTTCGTTTTCAAACTTAATGATATCTGTTTTATCTAAAATATTAGTATATCCAAAATTATTTACATTATATAAGTATGTGCTCTGTGTGGCTTTGTTGGAAAAGGTAAAATTAAAATTGGGTCTATTATTTTGTATTTTATTATGTCCAGCTAATAATATTTTATTTCCACTCGGTGGCTGTAATAAAATTCTTAAGTCTTGAGGAGATGAATGATTCAGATTATTTAATGCTACCTCTATATTCTCTATGGTTCCAGAGTCATATACATTAATAGTGCTGACTCCAGAGCTATTATCCAGAATATTGATTTGGCTACCGGTATATGAATATGCAAATGGATCCAATATGCGTGAATCGCAACAGAGATCTTCACAATCATTGTCGGGTAATTGTACTTTACAAAGTTCTAGGGGAACTTCAACAGGAACATTCTTTTGTACAATAGTTATTGTTCCATATGCTATACGTTCTAATGTATATCCGCTACCGACATATTGTTCGTTTGGATGCTGTAGTTCTAAGTCATAAACAGCATTTGCAAAATTATAGAGTTGAGTAGTTTTAGCTGGTATTTTTAATAATACATATCCATTATGGCTAGTTAAACTATAATTAGGACTTTTTTCGCAATTACTGAATGAGTATATCTCTCCAGTATTTGTTTTCCATCTTAAAAAAACAGCATAGTTAGTAATATTAATATTATTTAGATTAGCATCCAAATACTTAAATACCACCTCTAATGCTGAACCATTTTCTATAGAAAAATCATATAATGCTGCTGCCATAAAATTCCTAATTTAGTTTTATGAGTATAAGTCTCTGCTTCTATCTTCGTTGTAGGGCAACATAAATGGATCAAATTTATTACCAACGAATGGACTAAGAATAGCTCTAACTGCACTAGCATTAGAAACGTCCCAGTGCTCTGTAAATTCTTGATAAAGTTGACATGGGCCATGTTCTAGAATTTCTTTCCATCCGGCCAAACTTCCGGCAGTAGATATTTGTGCTGGTCCAAGGCTAGCCCTAATACCTTCCAATGCAGCTTTTGTCCTAAAGTTACTTTGATCTATAATACAAGCCGTTTTTAAACTTAGCAAACTAATAAAAATAGTATCATTGTCTATAGTAGGATCAGGACTAATGATATCGTTTACAACATCAACTTCATAGGAATGATCCAAAACCACATCAAATTGAACATAAGTGGCGGCGGTTGCTGCTACGTGTTGTATCCTTTGATCTGTATACCTATAATTTTCGGGGTCTGTATCATTAATCATTACTCTAACAATAGCCGTTATAGTATCTTGCCAAGCCATGAGATTCGTTCCTATTAAGGTGAGTAAGAGTATCTCTTTAGGATTTTATACACCTTTATAAAAAAAAGTAGGGCCAGCGGTTTACGCCAGCCCTAACTTTCATCGGTGAACCTACTTATTTAGTTGACACTATTATAGAGCGCCAAGTAGAACTCTACGATTGTCTAGAACAGCAAAGCCCTGTTCTGCCCAGCCATAGAAACCAGCTCTCTTTTGACGATGTAGTGTATCGTCTTCGAAGATTTGAACTTCTTCACGAACTGGCATAATAAACGAATCGCTCTTGCGCAAGTCAAGACCGACAACAATTTCAACCTTGTCGTCAGCGGCACCGTTATCGGGCAATGTGCCATTGAGAGTGTTGCTATAGAATAGCTGATACTCTTGACCAACGCCGAGTTCATCAAGATCATGTAGGTTAACACCAAAGATTCTGTTGATGGCACCATCAGCAGCGGTGTAGATTTCACGACGAGTGATATCGTCAACTAAATCTAGACCCCAATTACGAATGTCTTCCATACTTTCTGGAGAGACATAGAGATCGGTGAGGATACCACGGTTATTACTAGCCGAGTTACCGCCGCCGTTTCTACGCATAACTGTCTTCATGAGACTTACTAATCTCTTTGTAAACTGACCAGCTGATGCATCGCTATCATAGACAACGATGTTACGATCAACGCCAGCAGCAAGAATGGTGTGCCAGCCGTCATCGTTCATCTTCTTAACAAATTGACCTTCTAGAACTTCCATAGCACGACCAACTACGTCCCAACGAGCATCACGGGCATACTTGAGTAGCCAGTCGATACTAGCGCCGATGTCATAGGTTGGTACCATGACGTAATCGCCTTCAACATGGCGTTCTGGAATATAGCCATGATTTGGGATTGTATAAGCTACGAAGTCTTTTTCTGTGCCTGGGGACAGAAAATCAAGTGGAAACTCTGGAGTAGCACTTTGAGCTAGTCTGATTGGTTCAAAAATACCGTCTAGGATGTTGCCGCTTAATAGGGCTTGTCTTAGTGGTAATTCTAGAGCCTTAGCAAACTCGTGGGTTGCTGCTAAAGAAGTTTCTCTATTCATCGAGCCGGAACGAACTAAAAGATCAGTTAGTTCCGAAGTGGGCTGAAAAGTTTTATTGTTGCCTGCCATTGTTTATTCTCCCTGTTTGAAAAATGAATTATAGATTTACTGATACTTTAGCGTAACCGTTGGAATCTACTGCACTGAGGAATTGACCAATCTTAACTGCTCCAGCAGCTTGTGTTGTGCTGATATAGCCACTGTTAGCTACATAAGCATCAGCGCCTGCCGATGGTGTGCCAGCTACGAGGTTTGTGGTAACCTGTCCCTGACGCAATAGTGTTACTTTGCCTCCAACTTGTACTTCGTCTTTGTGCCAATTGATGTGCTGTCTTGTTAGATCAAGGTCAACAACATCATTGAGTAGAATACCAACTGGCTTGGCTCCAGATGCATTTGCGGCATAAGCAACAACAGCATTGGCATCATCCATAGATACGCCAACACCACTGCTAGTAACCACAACTGAAGCAACGCCACCACGAGTAGCGGTAGTATTCATGAAAAAAGAAACGTCTGATAGAAGTTCGATACGATCTGGTTTTAGAGCCATTGTATAATCTCCGATAAAAGGGTTATTTGGATATGCCTAATCTGCTAGTTACAAAATCTACTAGAGCTGCGCGAGCTGATGATACAGTATTTTCAACATCATCTTGACCAACTGATAAATTGACATTTTCTTCAAGTTCGGCAGTCTCTAGAACAGCAGGATCAGCTGTTGTTTCTGAAGCCTTCTTCTTAGCTTTTTCTTCTGTATCATCTTCTTCTTTCTTATCTTTTAGCCATGGTGGCATTTTGCCTGCTAGCGACACAATGGCTTCAAAAGCTTCATCGTCTACAGATTCGAATTTTTCTACTGTTGATAAAGCAAGCTCGCCATCGACACCCTTGTCTGTTAGTTGAGCTACTCTCTTCATCTTCTTTTCTTTCTTCATGGCTTCTTCTTCTGCTTTCTTATAGCCAGCGATAGCTTCTAAAGCAGCATCAAGATCAGCCTTCATCTTTTTGACTTCTTCGTCCTTCTTGGACATTTCAGTCTTAACCTTGGCTAATGATTCGTTAAGATCAGAAATAGTTTTGTCATGTTCAGCTTTGAGCTGTTCTATTTCTGTATCCTTAGCCTTAATAGAATTTTGTAGTTCGTCCACATTGGTAGAAGCTACTTCAGTTACAGTTACTTCTTCCACTGGATTAATTGTTTGTGCCTCTGTTGCTGGTACAACTTCTGCAACCGATGTTTCTTCTTTCATTGTACTATTCTCCACTTGATTAAGGTTGGACTCTTGTTTAGATACACCTGATATTACAAAATCGTCTTTTTTTTCCAAATTAATATTTTCATTTTTATTCAATAGATTGTCTTTAGTAAAAATTACACTGTCTGGATTTGCTGGTTTATCAACAAACCCCTTGCCAGAAAAGGTAATATTTCTAAGAACACGACCTATTTTATAGTTATCGTGCTCTCCCATTCCGCCGTATGCTCTAAGATATTTTGTTAAATAAGCGGTAGCTTCATTTCTGGATAAAACTTTATATTCTCCAGTTGTTTTATTTAAGAGACCATAATCAAATCCCTTAAAAAAGCATTCCATGCTAACATACTTAGTACCATCTTCTATTTCTGCTATTAATTTATCTGCTCTATTTTTTAGTTCAGGAATTGTATAACCTTTATAGATTACAGAGCCTGTTAAAATATGATATGTATTTGGTAAATTTTCTACTGGGGTATTATCGTCAATTAATACTCCTTCGGTTGTAACAGGCCAATTTGATGTTATATGTCCGACTATATCGCCTTCATTATGTTCTAGATTTGTGGGCTTATCTTCTGGAGTGCTTTTGGCTTGCCATACTTCTGCTTTATCAAAAATATCGTCATTCTTATTCCAGTTTGATGTCACAAGAATAGATTGGACATAATATAAATCAGAATCATTTACAGAAGCCAAACTCTTGATATGCTTAGTTTGACTAGATGTTGAGCATGGTTCTACATATGATGCATAGGATATTGAGGCTGATGCCTTGATAGTCTCTTCTAGGCCATCTAGTTTTTCTTGTTCAAATATTTTCATGTATGATCTCCATTATTCTGTATATAGGTATGAATAAAATGAAGCTTTAGCCTGTTTTTGTTCTTCTACCGTTAATGTTTTGTCTAATTGTGCAGATAATCCTTTGAGCCAATTATTATACCCCAGAAATAATGTTTTCTGCTCTTCTTTGTTTATCTCGCCAAATACTTTCATGATATTATCTTTATCTATTGTTGAAAATGGTTTGGTGGCAAATAGTATTTTTGACTTGGTTTCCTCTAATTCCTTAGACTCTTCGCTAGATAATGATCTTAGGTTTTTCTTCTTATAGAAATCTAATAATATAGGATTTATTATTTCACTTATTTTTTCTTGTGCATCATTCGCCCAAACCATAAGGGTTGCCCCTGTTTGGGGTTTAAAGACTTTTGTTTTGCGTGGCGAAGAATCTTTAGAAGTCTTGGGGCGACCTTGACCCGGTACTCCTGGCAAAGATTCTGGCGAATCTTTTGCCAACTGCGTTGGGTTAGCATTAGGCATTTGAGAGGTCTTCATTTCTAACGCTGTTTTCTCTCCACTTTTCTTTTTGTCCAACTCCAACCCCACTTGACTGGGTGTTACGGTTCCTCCTTGGAGAGCTATTTTCTTTAGAGCATTTTCTAGTTGTGGATCATGCCATGGGCCAGATTTTCTTACCATTCTATTACTATTCCTATCTCTTGTTTCCCTATTAAGTCTGGTTCTTTCCATATCTGGATCAAAGCCAAATCTATTTTGTAGCATTTCGTCTGAGATTAGATTTCTATCTGCTAATTGAATTAATAATGCCTTTTCACTATCTTCATTACTTAGATCCATTCTATCAAATTCTATTTTAGCTGAGTATTTAAAACCCATTGCTTTTTGAACAAGGGCCATTTCTTGTTCCCAGAAATTGATTATAACATCTCTTCCGTATTGGAGTCTTTGAGTAAGAGTTTTTAGACTGATGAAATTGTTTGTGGTTCCAGCCGCACCGAATGTTCCTGTTAGGGTTGGAGGAATACCAAGACCAGCATAAACACTGTTTAAATGTGGAATGTATTTACCTTCTCCAAGAAATTGATGTACTGTAGTTTTGGATTCTATTAACTCAATATCTGGACCCCACACAAGATCCATTGTACCACCACCAACATTGTTACCTAAAATTTGTGCTAATTTAGCGGTGGCTGCTTTTGTTGGGGCGATCTTATGTTCTAGATTTCCTAGTTTAAAAATTCTGATATTAGAGATAGCACCGTCTAGTGCTGCCATATCTGCTAATTTAAGCTTTTCTATAACAATGATATCATCCATAATGGCATAAATCATTGGGAAAGCCCATGCTTGCCAATCGTCTTTTTTGTAGTGATATACAATAGTTTTATTTGGATCTAATAAATAGGGTTTTCTATTTTTAGCTGCTTCTATAATTTCTGTTGGTAAAGATTCAACAATTTTCTTTTCTGCTTCAGTTTTGGGACTATTAATAATTTTTCTAAGATTACCCGGTAAACTAATCTGATATGTTTTATTGGCTACGAAAGAAGCTAGTGCTCCACCAGAAACATCAACATAATAAGGATCTATGAAAGTATATTTCCAGGGAACTTCTCTTTTTTCTAATTTGATTTGATCTGGGTCTTGTACGATAAGATCTGGACTAGAAACAGCTTTATACAAATTATCTGCAACTTTAACGCTTAATTTTGCTGTTTGTCTATTAACAACAATATTTCCTGTTTTATATAAGTTATTAAGAAATCTTTCGCTACGTTCTTTACCATTGATTTTTTTAAACCATTGCTTATAGAATCTTTCTATTCTTTTGTTTTTGTGAACTGGTCGGATTCCTTGAACCGCAAAATCCGCCATAAGATCAATAACATTTTTTACCAAACCAACTCTTTGATAGATATCTTCAGCTTTTTTAATTACATTTTTTACTTGAGAAGGAACTTCTTCGTCTGGTCTAAAATAGTAGTAGTCGGCTCTTGTTAATCCGGGTCTGCCACCAGTATTTGTGTCTAGATTAGAATAGTCTAAGCGATATCTTCTTGAACCTTCAGCCTTTTGTATACCTATAAATTCTTCAAGAGAATCTGAGGATTTATTAAGAGCTTCCTGTTTGCTGTTAAGGTCATCTCCCCATGTTACATATGCTTCAGCTTTTTCTGTACTAGCATTTTGAACACTTTCGCTTTTTGGATATTTTTTGCTCATATTTTCGATTCTATTGTAATGGGATTGCGATATAATTACTTGTCAATACACCTATTCTCTATATATTCCTTTATATATGTCTTCGTTTACTGCGGATGTAAACCATTCTGGTCCTTTATATAGTGTTCCTTGACAATTGACTATATTCCTACGATTTTCACCTATGATATCATATTCGACTGGCTGTAAAGTTAATCGGCTTTGTCTTGCTAACATATTTGCTATTAATAATGAACTATATCGGTCTTTTCTTAATCTACCCTTTTTACCGTTTGGTAGCTTAACTTCTGGAGTATCCCATCTATCTCTTGAATTAGGACCTGTGCTTGTTTGTGACATAACTATTGTTGTCAATTCATTTTTAAGTTCTTCTATTTCAAGAATGCATTCACTTACGCTATCATAAATATTATGTGTTAAATCTGTTGTCATAATATCTTTACCTTCAGCATCTAATGCTAGTCCGAGAGTTAAACCATCGAACCTAGGAAATAATAGTGTTTTATCTTCTAGGTCTTTTCTTAATCCATGATTTGCTTGACTAGTCCATTCTGCCTTAGCAAACTGTACGAGTTCTATGATATG